ATAGCAAATGGTGAATACAGAGACGCGATGAATATTCAAGTTTCAACATCTGAAAGTTCAGACGTAGGTGTTGTGCAAAATATTTTAGGTAATGCACATATACCACCAGCTATACCTGTTGATGATTATTCTAGCCTACAGTGCGTAGGTGCTGTAGAAAATGAGTCTACAGACTCTGTTTATTGGTTAATACACTCTTATAGAAATCAAGATTTTAATAATATAGATGAAGATGTTTCTTCTTGGATAAGTCGTGATGATTTTCTTTTAGCAAGCCCTGATCTTATAGATATAGACAATATTGAAACAGAATTCCCTGTAATTCAAAACATACGTACAGATACTATAGCCGAACTTTCTAAAGGTGGTGCTGTTAGTCCGGTAGTTGTAGATAATTATCAGTTCGATGTACATCTTGACTTTACTAATTTAGCTGGTGGTTTACTTAATAATAGCGGTATACAGTCTTTTATTGTAAATAATGTACCCGCTGAACAAGCTACTTACTTTAAGTTTGGTATGGAAATACAGCTTTGGGGTTTTTATGATGACGGCGTTCCTGTTTATATTAATACATTAGAAAATAAAAATGTAAAAATAAAAGATTTAGGATTAACACCAGTAGCGATACAGTCTAATGTTAATGGTGTTAGTGTAGTAAAAAGTTTTGCTGAAATTGAAGTTTTTTTTAGCAACTTAAATTTAACATATAACGATTTATTTAATCCAGCAGGTATTGCTTTTACACCAGTTGGTTTTAGATTTGTAAGTAAAAAGGTTTTAAACTTTAAAAGAAATAATTTAATAACAGGTTTAAATATTATTGATGATTACTTATATTGGACTGATAATGAAACAGAGCCTAAAAAAATAAACATACCGTTTTGCAAAGCAGGTACACATACTTTTACTACACCAACAAGATTAATAGTTCCCCAGAGAGATATAGATTATAACTCTGCAATACATTTACAAGAAAAACATATTACAGTATTAAGGCCTTCACCTTTAAACCCTTTACACGCAAAAGTACAAGCAACAAATGAAAAAAATAATAAATTTATTTTAGCTACTGGTACTGGTACAACAATGAGATTTATAGACTCTTCTGGATCTTTACTTCAAGCTGGTGACACTAAATGGTTAACTATAGTTAATCAAGCTTCAACTCGGTTAGATTTAGATCGCGGTGATATATTAATACTTAAAACATTAGATAGTAGTTCTACTTCAAACACGTTTCCAATAAAAAACCCAGACGTAAGGGTTGTTTTTAATAATTTTTCTAGCACAGTACCAAACGCAGGTGGTGTTGGTGTGCTTATAAATATAAATGTTACTATTCAAGGAATTAATCCTGATATGTCTATAGCGACAGGTGTTTCTCTTGCTGGTCAAAAAGAAGAACAAGAAGAAAACTTATTTAAAGATAAATTTGTTAGGTTTGCTTATAGATGGAGATATAGAGATGGAGAATATTCTACGTTTTCACCTTTTACAAACCCTATTTTTAATCCTGGTATTTATAACTTTACACCTACAACAGGTTATAATTTAGGTATGGAAAACACAGCTTACGATATAACTCTTCAAGATTTTATTACACCTGACATGCCTGAAAACGTTGTTGAAGTTGATCTATTATTTAAAGATTCTGTTTCACCTCAAATATATATTGTAGATACAGTTAGTTATAAAGACAACCCTACACCTCTAGGTAAAAACCATTGGAACTCGTTTGGTTCTGTTAATGATTTAAGTTTTACTGACACTATTATATCTGTTAACGAAAGCTTGATAAAAGGTAGTTACGAAATAAAATCAGAAACTATATTTAAAATTTTACCTAACGATGATATAGTTAGAACATTTGATGATGTACCAAGAAAAGCTTTAAGTCAAGAAATGACGGCTAATAGAATTATATATGGTAACTATGTTAAAGATTATGATTTAATAACAACACCTAGTTCAGAGCCTTTTGATTTTCGCTGTTCAACATTTACAGTTAATGATTATACAAGTGAAAATTTATTTCAAAACATTGGATCGCCTTCAATAAAAACAATGAGAGAGTATCAACTAGGTATTGTTTACAGAGATACTTATGGTAGAGAAACCCCAGTTTTTACAGCTTTTGAAGCTGCTTATAGGCATCCTAAAATAGCCTCTGAATTTAACAATAGATTTGTAGTTCACCCAGGTAAACATCCTAGTAATAAAGAAATAGAATATTATAAGTTTTATATAAAAGAAACTTCTAATGAATATTACAATTTAGTAGTAGATAGAGTTTATAACGCTGAAGATGGTAACGTTTGGATTAGCTTTCCTTCAGCTGACAGAAATAAAATAGATGAAGATACTTATTTATCGTTAAAAAAAGGTTCTCAATCTGGTAGTTCTATAGACAGTAACAAGAAATATAAAGTACTAGCAATATCTAACGATGCGCCTAGTTTTATAAAAACAAGAAAAAAATTATTAGGTACAATACCTATACATAACGAGACAGTTCATTTTCCAGCTACAAATAATAAAGATTTTACTTTTAACTTACAAGGCAGTAACGCTACTCCAGGATCGGAACTTTTTCCAAGAACCCCTTGTGATTTTAATAGTAGTTCTGTAAACTTAGAAGCTGTTACAAGTTTAACTGTTTCGTTAAATAATTTCACAAGTAGCTTAACGACTAAAAGTCAAGACGGTTTTGCTACAATAAACTTTGGTGAAAGAAGTTTTGATGCGGTTTCTGATCCATCTAAGTTTTTAGGTACTAGTATATTTAGATTAAGATTTGTAGATAACGTTACCGCAGACACATCTAAGTTTTATAAAATTTTATCTGTTATACCTGGCACGATGACTTTTCCTATGGATGAAGCAGAAGGTTTTTTTGGTAGAGAAGGTGGTCTTTTAAGATATAATATAGAACTAGAAGAACCTATACAAAAAGACGTTGGCTCTAGCAATAACTCCTTAGGTCATTTTATTATGGAGCCACCTGGTGTTGCTACTTATACTTCTACTTTCGATAATGGTGGTACGTTATCTGTAAGTACAGCAAATCAAAACACTATGGCTGCAAAAGGTTTAGGTAGTTATAAATGTGATGCTAACGGTTTTCCTGAGTGTTCAATAGAACTTTGGGATTATAAAGAAATAAATAAACCTGAGTTTTCTGGTAGATTTTTTGTAAAAATAGAAGCTGATATTGATGTTATAAATGAAATATTAAATTCGTTAGGTGAAGATGAAGTTTTAGCTACTAATAATTTATTTTATATTTCTACAAATTTTGACACTTTAAAAACAGATTTTACAATAGCAAGTGGTCTTACATTTCCTGGTGGTTCAAGTGTAAACAACGATTTAGATACGTCTAGTCATTGGCTTGATTTTGCTACTCAAAACAATACTACTGTAGCTACAGGTAGATGGTTTATTGATGAAGCTTATTATTATGCTAAAGCAAAAAAATCTACAAGCAGTGGTATTTACTCACCACACTTAGACACTACTCCAAGTATTAGTGTTAGTCATCATGCAGACACTTTAGATTTTGGTTTAAGCTATAGAACTAGTGCTTATAGTCCTAACACAACTAATCAAGTAGACACTTCATCTGTTACTATAACAGACGTAACTGTTGGTGGTACTACTCGTAAACTAATAAGTGGGCATAAAAATCACGGTATAAGAAGTGCTACTACTTATAGTAGTCATTTACCTGCGTCTGTAATAGCTAATACTCCACTTAAAGATGCTGTTTCTAGTATAGATATATCTTTTAGTTACATAGATAATAGTGATTTTTCTATACCTAGTCAATCTGCTTTTACAAGCAAGCTTGTTGCAGGTTCTTTTGTAAAGTTTACAAACTCTACAAAAAGATTTCAAATAGTTGCAGTTGCTAGATGTGAGTTTGTTAACGTTAATTTTTTAACAACTCAACACTCAACAGTAATTCAAAAAAATGAACAAAGAAGAGTTACCTATAGACTACATTTAGATGATGATATTGGTACAGAGTCTGCGGCTATATTGTCACCTTCTACAAACGTGCCAGATGTTGCTGAAGATTCAGCTACTTTACAAATAATATCAGCTTTTCAAGAAACTTTTCCAGAGCAAAAAGAATTATCTAGATCTCCAGCTGTGTTTGAAACAGAGCCTAAAGAAGATGTTGGTTTAGATATATATTATGAAGTAGATAAAAATTATCCTTTAAGATTTACTGAAGAAAACGCTCAATTAATTGTACCAATTGGTAGTGAGTTACTTCTTACTACAGGGCCTTTAAGTACAATATCTATTGTCTCTAGCGGTGCTGGTAACGCTAATGTTTCACCACCTGTACCAGGTGTAGATCAAGACGGCAGTAAAAAAATGATAGTAACAAAAGTTGAAGGTGATAAAATAACTATTAGCAATATAAATAATAGTGGTGGTTTAGTTTTGTTTGATGGTAACGTAGTTACTTTTAAACATCCTAACACTGGTTGTTTAATGGTTTTAGATGTTGCTGAAGACACTACTAATACTAGCACTATAAGATTTGAACCTGGTGAAAATGGCGCTAGAGAATTAAACTGGTTTAATTGTTTTTCTTTTAATAATGGCGTAGAGTCTGATAGAATAAGAGATACTTTTAATTTACCAAGAATAGATAAAGGTGTTAAAGTTTCTACAGTAATAGAAAACTCGTATGGTGAACAAAGATTATCAAGTGGTTTAATATTTTCTGGTATATATAACGGTAAAAATAGTATAAATAATTTAAATCAATTTATATCATCTCTTGGTATAACAAAAGATTTAGACCCTAATTACGGTAGTATTCAAAAGTTATATGCAAGAGACTCAGATTTAATAGCTTTATGTGAAGATAAAATAATACAAATATTAGCAGATAAAGACGCTATATTTAACGCCGATGGTAATCCTCAGCTAGTAGCTACTAATAGAGTGTTAGGTCAATCAAGACCTTTTGCTGGTGATTATGGTATATCAAAAAACCCAGAGTCTTTTGCAAAAGAAAACTTTAGAGCTTATTTTACAGACAAACAAAGAGGTGCTGTGTTAAGATTATCAAGAGATGGTTTAACAGATATAGCTGAAGCTGGTATGAAAGACTGGTTTAAAGATCATATACCTTTAGCAAACTCTACTCAAGCTAATAGTAATGGTGTTTATGAAAACATGCCTGGTTTGATAGGTAGTTATGATGGTAAGAAAGATGAGTATAATATAACTTTAAGATTAAAAAATACAGAAAAATACACTTTAAGTTTTAAAGAAAACGTAAAAGGTTGGACAAGTTTTAAATCTTTTATACCTGAAACAGGAGTTTCTGTTAGTAATGAATATTATACTTTTAAAAACGGACAAATATTTAAACACCACATACCAAATACTTATAACACTTTTTATAATACTGGTCCTATAAGAACAGATAGTGAGTCAAAAGACTCAAGTATTACTTTTATATTTAATGATGAACCTAGTGTTATAAAAAGCTTTAATACTTTAAATTATGAAGGTACACAGGGTAAAGTTATAACAAATACAAACCCAAAGAGTGGTTATTACAATATTACTGGTAAACGTGGTTGGTTTGCTAAAGAAATAATTACTGATCAAGATGAAGGTTCTGTTAAAGAGTTTATTGATAAAGAAAACAAGTGGTTTAATTGGATTAGAGGAGAAGTTAAAACCGCGGTTCAACCTGGTGATTCTATTAAAATAGAGTCTGATATATTTAATTATCAAGGTATAGGTAAAGCCACTAGTCAACAAGGACCTGTTGCAAGTTACAAGTTAACAATTAAAGATTTAAACGATACAGATTAAGTTATGGCAGTTACAACAAATCTAAATAATAAATACACTGTAAGTGTTGTTACAGATCCAACAGGTGGAGATAATAACCCAACTTCTAGTGGTTATAATTTTTCATATGATATGGTAATAATACCTAATCAAGGTGAACAAATTATAGGTGGTGATTTTAAAATAGATAATATAGCTAGTGTTATAGCAGATGGTAGTGTTGGCTATCCTCAGTCTACACCAGTTGTTTCACCTCATAATCAACTTACATCTTACAGTCATGTAGATTTAAGAACTGGTGCTTTAACAAACGTTTGTTTTAATACTTATGTTTTTGAACCTAACCCTTCTTTTCAAAGTAAAAATATTGATTATATAATATTAACTGAAGAGTATAATATTGTTGATTATCCAATAGCATTTAATTTAAAAATTTTTATGCTTCCTTCGTTTTTAAACGCTGGACCTTCAAACTTGCAAGTGGACTTAGATATAGATTTAGTTACATTAGTAATTTCAGGCTGTACAGATCCTGACGCTGACAATTATAATCCTGTAGCTAATCTAGACGATGGTAGCTGTACTTATCCTATAGTTGGTTGTATGGACGATGGTACTAATCCTGCTTTTCCAGGTAGACCTTCAAATGCAATTCCAGGCCCTGCTAACAATTATAATCAATTAGCTACTTCGCAAGGTGTTTGTAATTACACAACACTTGGTTGCACTGACCAAAAAGCAAGTAATTATGATCCTACGGCAACAATTGACGATGGTTCTTGTACCTATCCTGTGTTAGGTTGTACGAATCCAGCGGCGACTAACTTTGATCCATTAGCTACTGTTGATGATGGAACTTGTATAGTACCCGTACTTGGTTGCACAAACCAAAACTCATTAAATTACAATTCATCAGCTACAGCTGATGATGGTAGTTGTATAACACTGTGTGAACACGTAACTCTTGTTGTTGAGCAACGTGCAGATATTGATGTTATAGATTTTCAGTTAACTATAGACGGTAGTACTAATACTAGTATTCATAATTATTCTAATAATACTAATTTTAGTTCTGCGCTTGCGACATCTGTTAATGGTCATAACCCATACCACGTTAACTATATTTCAGCGCCAGATTACCATATAAGTCAATCTCCTCCACAGTATTTTAGTCAAGGTTATAATGTAGCTCCAAATTATTATAATACTTTACAAATTGATTATGATGACGGATTCGGTTTTAAAGTGCGATGCAAAGATTTAGATTTAACTGAAGATTTTTTTGGTTTAGAACCTGACATTACTTCACGCACAAATTATTTTCAGAATCCTAGCAAAATTTTTACAATATCTCAACTTTCTTATGATGGCGGTCTTACTTATGAAAATGTTAGAACAGGTACTTATCTATTTATTTTTGTAATAGACGATGGTTTTGGTAACAAGTGTTTTAGAGGTGTTGATGATCCCAACAACCCGCTTGATCCTGATCCTGGAAATTTAATTCTTGAGTTTCACACAAATGTTGTGCAAAATGGAGGCCCAGGGCCACAACCACCATCACCACCACCACCAACACCTGAAAGTGAAGAAGGTGAAGTTGAAGCTGAGTCTCCTGTTGGTTTACCACCAGCGCCTGAAGGTTTTCATTATATGCCTGATGGTACTTTAATGTCAGACGCTGAGCATCAAGCTACTTTTGGTTCACAAGCGGTTATTAGAACATCAACAAATTTAGGTACTTCGAGCGGTGAATCAGGTACTAGTTCAACAAGCGGTTATTAAAATGAGAAAACAAATTAAAAAATTTTATTTAAAAGAAGTAAATGATGTTTTAAGTAACGAAACATCTACTACTAATGATTTTTTAGGAAGAACAACAGTTTCTAAAAATATTAGAAAATCTTCTACAACAGCTGGTAATTTAGAAAAAATAAACTACATAGGTACAATTACTACTAACGAAGATAATGTTATATTTACTAGAACATTAAAACCTGATAGTGGTTTTTGTTACGCTAGAGAACCTGAAATAGAATTTACTGGTGATAATGCACAATTTTTCTTTATTGAACAAACACAAGATGTTCAAGTAAAAGGTTATGTTGGTGTTTATTCAAGCGGTAATTTAGTGGCAGGTAATAAAGCTGTTGTAACTTCAACAGAAGGTATATTTCCAGGTATGATAGTTTCAACACTAGATGGTACAACTTTAGCAGATTCAAATTTTGTTAGAGTAAACTCAGTTGATACAAAAACTACTTTAACTCTATCTAGTAGCTCTTTTACGGTGCCTGTTGATACTCAACTACTTTTTAAACATGCTGTTAATGATGGTAGAGTGTTTTTAAAAAATTATAAAGTAATATATAGAGGTAATAAAGGTACTGTAAACTTTGATAAAGATACTATACGTTTTAATAGAAGTGTAGCTGATTTACCAGGCGCGGCTAAAACTATTAGATCAATATCTATGGATACAACGGAGCTTAACTCTAGCTCTGCTTCAAGACAGTTTAGTGTAGTTGGTGATCCTGGCGCTATATTTGATTTAGTTGTTACAAAGCTCGGTGAATTAACTGGTAGTAGCAGTGTTACTGATAAAACTTATGATTTTACATCAGATACTTTTACAGCTAGCGCAACAAAGCTAGATGATATAACAATAGACTCAACAGGTGTTTATACAGATGATGTTACTTTTGAAACTGTAACGAGCGATGATGATTATCAGTTTACTATTACAGCTGGAACTAACACAACACTTGATTCTACGTTTTTTGGTTCAACACCATCAACACCTACGTTTACAATAACACAAAGAGGTCCACACACATTAACATTTACATTGGCATCTTCTTCTCACTCTGGTAATTATGTTAATCATGGTAGTTTTGGGCTTGATGTTACAAAAACAGCAGATGAAGGTTCTAGTGTGCAAGCTTTTACTTTAATATTTCCAATTAGTACAACTGATGCTGCAGGCGCTCCTTTTATAAGAAGACAACCTATAAAAGGTGATTTTACAAATATTAGTGCTAATAGTAACAATATAAACGTTACTAACTTATCAGTTGCTTACGGTCATGAACAACCTGGAGAACCTGAAGGTGATGGTACGACAACAGTAACAACTAATGAAACGAGTAGTAGTACAGATGCTACTTTAACAGCTGTAAGTGGATCTTCATTAAATGGTTTAGTTGCTTCAAGCGATACAAGTGAGTTTCCAGACGCTAATGTTTCTTCTAGAGTTGTTGCGGGTTTTGAAATAGGTGAAAATTTAGGAGAAGATGAAGCTGAAGCTGAAACAGATGGTTTATTTTTAACAGATATTAATAGATCTTCAGGTGCAGCTGTTTTTAACACAGCTGTAAGTTTTGGTGGACAAGAATTAATATTTAACACTAATCAAAAGGTGACTATTATAGCTACAATACAAATATTATCTGTAGGTTCAGCAAATACAACTATAACATTAAATTTAGATAACATTTTAGACTTTTAATTATGGCAGCAGCAAGTATGACTTTTCAAAAACCAATAAACGTTTCTGTACAAGTAGGTGATTTAGTTTTCTACACACTAACTAATAGTTTAGGAGGTTATAGTGTTGGTGTTTCTGGTAATAGCGTAGTTTTTGTAGGTCAAATAACATCAATGACAGAAGCTTTAAACTCTGTAACTATAACTTGTAACCCTGGAGTACTTCCTGCTTCAGTTTCTAACGCGTTTTTTATGTTTAGAAAAAATAACGTTGTAAATACAGATGGTATAAAAGGTTATTTTGCTGAAGTAACTATGACAAATGACGATTCAACAAACAATAAAGTAGAGCTTTTTGCTACTAGTGCAGAGGTGCAAGAAAGTAGTAAATAAGTAGTAAAAAGTGTAATTATAATAAAAAAATTAAATAAGATGCAAGGAAAAAAAACAAATTGGGACCCTTTTAAGTTTAAAACAACTACAAGTAGTTTTAAAAAAAGCTCACCTTTACACGTAGGTATTTTAGGTCAAGTTACTGATTTTTTAGGTCTTACAGAGTATGATAAAATGGAAGATGCAACTAAAAAAGCAAAACAAAAATTAAAAGGAGAAATACGACAATTTAGAGAGTTAGACGATAGTAATCTTTATGCTAACTTTCAAAATTTAGCAGCTGGTCAACAAAACGTTTATTCTGGCATGGAAAATGTTTTTGAAGACGCTACTATTGACCAAAGAGCAGCTGAATTCGCATCTCAACAAGCAGCTCAACAACAAGCTAACATATTAAGCTCATTACAAGCCGGTGGTAGTTTTACAGCTGGTAATATACAAGCTTTAGCTAATCAAGCGCAGCTAGGAGCTCAACAAGCTGCTGCTAGTATAGGTCAACAAGAAAGACAAAATCAAATGCAACGTATGCAAGCTCAACAACAGTTAAACTTGTTAGAAAGACAAGGGCAGGAAAAACAACAAGCTGCTATATTACAAGGTGCTCAAGCACAACAAGCAGCTCAATTTGCTGGCGCTGAAAAAGCTAGAGACTTACAATATCAAAAACAACAAGCTATTTTAGGTTTAAGAGCTGGTCAATTACAATCAGCGCAAGCTGCTGAACAAGCTTACGATCCTATTATGGATGTTTTTAACACTGTTGCTGGTGTAGCTAGTTCAGAAGGCGGTGCAGCTCTAATGATGGCGGCTTCAGATATAAGATTAAAGAAAAATATAAAACTAGTAGATAAATCACCTAGTGGTATAAATATATATAACTTTGAATACATAGACAGTAAGTATGGTGAAGGTGTTTATCAAGGTGTTATAGCTAATGAAGTTCCATTTGCTTCTGTGTTAAATAACGATGGTTATTATATGGTAAATTACGATGTTATTGACGTAGACTTTAAAAAATTATAATATGGCAAATATTAATTTAGATTTATTTTATCAAGCAGGTAGAGCTTTAGGTAGAAATGTTAAAGCCGAAAAAAGAACAAAACAAATACAACAAGTTGGAAAAACAGTTGTTGATGCTTTTAATGAAATAGGTAAATATAAAAAACAAAGACAAGAAACAACTGCGAAGTATATTGAAGATTTTCCAGATGATATAAGAATAGCTGATGTAGATGAATATTTAAGAAAACCTATAAGCAATTATTTAACAGAAAAGAAAAAAGAATATAATGATTTAGCTGTTCAAGCTGGTAAATTTCCTGCCGGTACAGAAAAAGGTATAGAAATAAGAGAAGCTATGAATGATATAAAAGCTGGTATGTCTACTGTTTCAAAAGATTTAGAGTTTTTAAAAACTACTAAAATACAAGCAAGCGCTAATATAAAAGCTGGTTTAAGTGCTGGTAATGAGTTTGATGTAGATAACACTCATATAGTAGCCAGTAATGATTATGATACTTTGCAGTTGCAAGTTGATGACAATGGTATTAGTTATTTTAATCCCGAAAGTACTCAAAGAGAAAATATAACTAATTTAAAAATTTTAGGTGCTGACGATCAAAAAGGTATGAATTTACAAAATCAATTAAAAGTAAAATACCAAGGTTTAGGTAGTAACGTAAACTTTCCTTTTAATGAAGCAGATGCTAGAAGTGACGTTGAAAACATGTTTAATTCTATGACCAAAGAGCAACAAAAAAATTGGTTTTTTAACTCTGGTTATGCTGATAAATTGTTACAAGAAAAAGGTTTTACTTTTACACCTATAGATGAGCTTAGAGAAGATCAATACGACGCAGAAGAGCTTAATAAAATAAAAAAACAAAATAATTCATACGAACAAGAAAAACTTAAATTACAGTTTCAAGATGTTTATGTTAATGATTTTGTTATAAATGATTTAACTGATGAAGTTAGAGACTATTTTAATGCTAATAGAAGCTATGTTGAACAAAGGCAAGAAGAAAAAGAACAAAAAGCTTTAGATTTAACTCGTGAAAAATCAAAAATAGATTTAGAAACTTTTAAACAAAAGCAAGATATTCTTTACAATAAAAAAGCATCGCTTAATCAAACGCTTATAGCAGCAAAAGAAATAATTGAAAGTGATCAAAAAAGTTCTGAAGATATAAAACAAGTACAAAGACTTCTTAGTGAAAGAGGTTTTTTACCAAAAGGTAAGAACATAGATGGTATAGCTACAAAACAAGAACTAGCTGATTATGCAAAAGTATTAAATGGTTTATCTAACACTACAATAAATACAGATGATTTAAAAGACGGTCAAGAAATAACTGTTTTAGATAGAACTTACGTTTACAATAAAAATCAAAATCAACTTACGCTAAAAACATAACCATGCCTATAGTTAAATTAAGTGATTTATTAAAAACCAGTTTTGAAGAAGACAATAAAGAAAATAAAAACGTTTCTATTGCTGATTTAATACAACCTCAAGACTTTAACGAAACTGATGATTCAAAAGTTGAAAGAAACGGTATTGAGCTTACTTGGGACGATGTTTCTGGTTCTGAAAATATAGATATTTGGCAAACGTTAAGTCGTGATGAAAAAAGATTATTGGCTTTAAATAAGAAAAAAGAAGATTTAAAACCTAAAAAAGAAAAAGAAGAAGAAGAAAGTATTAGTAAGCTAGAAACAATGGCAACTAATTTAGGTTTAAGTTTTTTAGATTTTCAACAAGGTGTTCAAAGACAAAGCGAGGCTCTTACTTTAAGTGCTATGCAGCTTTTAATGCCTGGCAAAGAAACTGCTGAAGAAAAAATAGCTATGTTAAAGGCTGTTCGAGGTGGTAATTTATTAGGTAGTTCAGAGTCGTTTAACAATATTGTTAATAGATTAGAAGAAAATTTACCAGAATACGAAAATCAAAGTATTACACAAGATATTCTTGAAGGAAATTATGCTCAAGCTGGTTTTAGAGCTGTAAACGCTGGTTTAAGATCCAGTGTTAGCTTAATAGCTGCAGCTACAGGAACAGGTGGTTTAATGGCTTTAGGTATAAGCACTTCTGGAAATAAATTTGAAGAAGAGTTTAACGCAAATCCTGAAGAAACTACTCTTAGATTATTAGCTAATGCTGGTGCTACTGGCGCAACTGAAGCTTTGTTTGAAACGTTTACAAGAGGTTTGTTAAAAAGAGCTGGTTTACTAAGCAGTCAAGGTATGGGTCAAGCGGCTAAAGAGCTACTAGAAGGCGGTGCTAAACAAATGATTAAACTTTTTGGTTATGGTGTTGCTGGTGAAGGTTTATCTGAAGCAGCTACAGAATTAACAACTTCGTTAATAGATGCGTTACCAAGAAGTGTTGGTGGTTTAGGTAAAGAACTAAAACTTGATAGAGATTTTTTATATAAATTAGGAGACGCTGGTATTGTTGGTAGTTTAATAGGTGGTAAAGTTTCAACTGTAGGTGCTATTACAAATACAAGTTCAAGAGCTAAAGAAAGAGCTGAAGCTATTTTAATGCAAGAAGACGTTAAACAAGAAATAAAAACTAAAGTTGAAGAAATAAACGAACTAACAGATGTTATGCCTTTAGCTACAAAAGAAGGTAAAAGCATTATTAATCAAAAAGTACAAGAATTATCAAAAGATATATCAGATTTAAAAATTGAATCATCTAAAACATTAAGTAATTTAAAAGATAAAACTTTAACAAACTACTCTAAAAATGTTGACGAAATAAATAAAGTGAAAAATGTTATTTCTAACGCAAAAACAGATGTTGAAAGAAACATAGCTAAAGAAAAATACGAAGATTTAATTAAACAAAATAAAAGTATATTAGATCAAGCTAAAGCAGAAACTGTAAAGAAAAATACAGAAACAATAAAAAAACAGATTAAAGAAGGTGGTTTAAAAGGTAAAGTAACTGAATTAAGTTCTGAGGAAATATCTAACATTAAAGAAGAAGGTTTTGATGCTGAATATGCTTCTAATCAGTTTGGTTTTATAAGACAACAAGCAGACGGTAATTTTGAAATAATATTAAACAAAGACAAGCCGATGGTTGGTACAGCTGCTCATGAGTTTATGCATGCTGTTTTATATAGAACAATTAACGGTAATCAACAAACAAGAAACGATTTAGGCGATGCTTTAATAGAACATGTATCTAAACTTGGTGGTGACAAAAGTGTTTTAGGCCAAAGATTATCTAATTATGGTAATTTTAATCAAGATGGCGAGTTTATAAGAGACGACGCTTTTGGTGAAGAAACTATAACTATAATGTCTGAATCTATATTAGATGGTAGTTTAAAGTTTGAAGAAAGCTTTTTTACTAAAATAGGTGATATTATTAGAAGATTTTCACAAGATTATTTAGGTAAAGAAATAAGATTTGATACAGGTAGAGATGTTTATAATTTTGTAAAAGATTATACAAAAAGCGTTAAAGATGGTAAAATAAATAAAGCTATATTAAAAGTCGCTAAAGAAGGTGTACAAGGTGATTTAGTAAAAAAAGTTACTGAAAAAGATAAAGATATAGTTAATAAATTTTCAAAAGACGCTTCTGATAATGTACAGCGTATATATGAAGAAAAAGGCGCTGACGGTGCTTTTGAAATTATAAATGAGTTTAAACCTATAGTTAGTAGAATAGCTGAAAAACGTAGAGGTGCACCTAACTTTGACAAAGAGCTTTTAATGAGCGAAATAGAAATAGGTGAACGTGGTATACTAGATTTAATTAAAGATTATAAACCAGAGTCCGGAGTTCCATTAGCTGCTTATATAAACAAGTTTTTACCAGCAAGAGCTATAGAAGCTTCTAGACGTGTTTTAGGTGAAGAGTTTACTCAAGATGTTACAGAAGCTAGAACTGTTGAAGCTAGAGAAGAAACTACAACTGAAACAAAACCTCAACGTAAAAAAATAGTTTTAGCTGATAGACTTGGTGTTACAGATAAAGTTAGTAAAGCTATACAAAAAATAATACCAAGTTTAGATATAAACAAGCTTAATTTTAAAAACTTAAAAAATCAAATACCCGATATAACTGGAGAGCTTTTTGGTATTGCGCCTAAAAAAATAGAAAACTTAGCTAACTTAACTAAAAAAGAGTTACAGTCTGCTCAAATGTTTATTAATAAAAACGCAGATGTATTAATAGCTATGTTGCCAGAAGGTGCTACTGCTAGTGGAACAGCCACAGGTGTACCAAACACTTTGTTAAAAGCTTTTTATACTAAAACCGATAGAGCTAAAATGGCTAAAACTGGTAGTAGAGCTGGTCTAGCT